GCTGGAAGGGCCGCATCGTCTCGGCCATCTGGCGGTAGTAGTGCGGGCCGAGGACCGCGAGGTTCTCCGCCCGGTCGGACAGGCCGGAGGGCTGCACGTAGAGCGTCCAGTTGGGGCGCGGCTCGTCAATGAAGTCTCGGACGATCCAGTTGCCCTCCTCGGGCGCATTGCACGCGCCCCACACCATCTTGGGGTTGCGCGCCAGCGTGGCGGAGGGGTAGCGGCCCGCGCGCTGATAGGAGAACTCGAGGATGTCTTCTGGCGCGGTGTCCACCTCGTCCACGAAGATGAAGCTGGGCTCGTAGCCGCGCAGCGCCTCCTCCACGCGCAGCTCGCCGAGCGCCATGAACTCGACCCGCAGCTCGATGCGGCCGCCGGCTGGATGGGCCAGCACCAGGTCATGCGTGGCCGGATCGCCGGCGGCGCCGCGCCAGACGCCCATGGTGCGCGGAAACCAGCGGGTCCAGCTCGGGATGGTGGTTTTTTCGAGGTCCTTGTAGAGGCGGCGCACCACGCCGAACTTCACCTGGCGCAGGCCGGGTGCGGTCTCCGGCCAGGCATAGGCGGCATAGATGCCGCGCCACAGCGCCGCCGTGGTCTTGCCGCCGCCCACCGGCCCCATGATGACGCTGATCGGGTCCTGCGATTCCGCGAAGGCCTGCGCCACGGGGCCGGGCGGCTGCCAGGTGGGGGTCACGTCCCCGTCTCCTCTTCCGCTTGGCCCAGCACGACGTGGAGCGGCACCAGCAGGCAGCGCGACGTCTTGGCGCCGAAGCGCATCTCCCGGTGCGGCATGGCGTCGGGCGCTTCTTCCAGCGCGGTGCGCCAGGCGCCGGCGGTGCCGGCCCGCGCCGCCCAGGGCGTGCGCTGGAACAGGCTGGCGAGCGTCGCATGGGCGTTGGCGATGGCGAGATGCCCCACCACGTCGCCCGTATCCGGGTCGCGGATGGGCCGGCCCTGCTGGTCCCGCATGGGCACCACGCGCAGCCCCAGCGCGGCCAGGCCGCCGGCGGCGTCGGCCATTTCCTGCGCGGTCGGTCGGCGCAGTTGGCCTTCCTCGTCGCGCATGACCATGCGCCCGGCGGCCTGCGCGATCAGCCCGCCGATATCCGTCAGCCTGCCGCCACGCCATTGCGGCGCCTGCATGGTGCAGAGATGGCCGAGGCAGCGGCTCCACTCCGGCTCCTCCTCCGCGCGATCGGCGCGGGTGGCTTCCGCCACCTGCCCGGCGATCTCGGCCAAGGTGTCGCTGTCCGGCGGCGCGTCGTGCAGCGCGACATCGGCCGCCGCGAGCAGGGTGGCGTAGAGGTCGGCGCCGCGGTTATCGAGGCCGGCCGCCACCACCGCCTCGCGCCAGGCCTCGAGCCGCTCCTGGAACTCCGCCCAATTGTCGATCATCCGCTTGTGCAGGCGCTGGCCCAGCAGCCAAAGCTCGTCGCGCGCCAGCCGGGGCGCGCGCCCGGCGGGGTTCTTCTTGAGCTGGATGGGCGCGATGCGCGACAGGTCGGCCGTCTTGAAGCTCGGCCGCAGGATGGACGAATAGAATCCGCTGAAGCGGATGGCATGCATGACGGTGCCGTGGTTCTCGGTGGATCGCAGGCTGCTGCCGCCGGTGAAGGCGGAGCGCGCAAGGTCGATGACGCTGTTGAGCTTGGTGTTGTCCTCGGACGGCTCGGCCTCGTCGTAGAACAGTGCGATGGCGTCCTGCTGCATCCGCGCGCGGATGCCGGCGGGCGTCGGATCATCCGTGACGATGCAGCTTTCGCCTTCGTGCAGCAGTTGGGCGAGGAGGCGCTTGACCAGCGTGGACTTGCCGCAGCCGCGCTCGCCGGTGAACCAGACCTGCGGTCGCGCCTCGAGCGCGCCGCATAGCCACGCCGCGCAGACCGCGCCGACGACCAGGCGCGGATCGAGCTCGGGGCGGCGCCAGTTCCAGCAGCGCAGCAGCCTTTCGAGCTCGGCGGCCGGGCCATCGGGGCCGGCCGGCTGGCGTTCGCGGGCCGGCGGCGTGCGGGCCGGGCGGCGGACATAGATGTGCTGGTCACGCTTGCCCGGCCGCTCGGTGACCTTCCCGTTCAGGATGACATTGCCGAGATGGACCAGCAGGGCATTGTCCTGGCCGAGCCAGGCGCCATTGCCGCGGAGGCATTCCGGCCCGGCGAAGGGGCCTTCCTCATCGCAGGCCTGCATGATGGCCTCGGCCACCTTGTCCGGCGCCCAGCTTTTCGGCTTCTGGGTCTTCTCGTCGAACGCCTTGGCCCAGGCGCGCTGCGTGAGCAGATAGGGCGACATGCGCCCGAAAAGGCCGGCGATCGTGTTCTTCGACAGCGCGCGGCATTCGATCTGCACATAGGATTGCGCGCTGTCCAGAAGGTGGAGCATCAGCCCGTTCTTGCCGAGCGGCGTGATCGGGCAATCGTCGGGCAGGTAGCCGCCGCCTGCCGTCTTTCTGGACGCCGGCGCGTTGCGCAGCCGCTGCCCGATCTGCGTGATCTTGGGGTCGTCACTCATGGCTGCGGCTCCCAAGCGCGGCAAGCGCCAGCCAATACCGCCGGCGCCGATCATCGGCGCCGTTCATCCCGCCGTTGATCGCCACGGTGATCGCGTCGAAGTCTCCCGCGTCGGCCAGGGCGTTCAATCCCCGTGTGCCCCAGAACCAGGCGGCGGCCCAGGCGGCGCCCTCGCGCGTGGTCAGCCAATCCGGCACCTGTTCGACCGGCATCCCGCGCGCCGTCGCGATCTCGGCGCAGTTGGCGCGGCCGGTGACCTGCATGATCCCCGCGCCGCGATAGCGCCACCCGTCGCCGCTACCCTCCGGCGCGTTGCCCATCCGACCGCCATAAGCACGCTCGGCAATCGCGCGCTGATCGGCCGGCTTGCCTGGGCGGCGCCCCATCGCCTCGGCGCTGGCTAAGTCGAAGCGCCGAGGCCAGGTCGCCAGCAACGCCTCGGGTGTATAGTCCAGGCTCTCGCGCAGCCGTCGGAATCCGCCGCTCTCATGCGCGCATTGCGCCAGGAACGCCGCGAGCCGCTTCGGCGTGGCGATGCCGCGCTCACGGCACGGCCCGATCAACGCCTCCGTCCACGCCGCCGCGTCCGGCACCTGCAGCGCGTCCAGGATGCACATGATCCAGCGCCTCATCTCGGCGTCATCCTCCCGCTGCGGCGGCGCGGGTGGGGGCTCGGGGCGGCGCAGCCTGGCCAGCAGATCGCCGAGCCAGCTCATCGCCGCCCCGCCCCGTTTCCCAGAAGCTGCTCCCGCACCTCCGCCAGTTCGCGGGCGCGCTGCGCGGAGCCGGCCGAGCTGCCCACCCAGTAGGCGACGGCAGAGGCGGCCATCGTCGCCAGGTTGCCCAGCAGGAGCATCAGCATGTCGCGGCTGCCCTCCGGCACCGGCCGCCACAGCGCCACCCACACCGCCACGCCGTAGGCGGCCAGGACGATGCAGGATACGATGACCGCGCCATAGGCGATGGGGCTTTTCGCCTTCGCCAACTCCACCGTCTGCCCCCGCGCGTTCGCCACATCGGCCAGGATCATGCGCTGCTGCTCGATGGCCGCCTCATGCTCAATGCGCGCCAGCGCCAGCGTCAGTTCGCCCGCTTTCTGGGGGTCGGCGATCGCGGCGGCGATGCGCGCGGGATCGTCGCTGCCCACCACCGCCCGCACCGTCTCCGTCACCCGCTCGGCCACCTGGGCGGCCTGGTCGCCGGCCAGGTGGCGCAGCAGGGATGGCGCCAGCGTCGTCAGGATGGGGAGCAGGGCAAGAAGCGGCATGCTATGGTGTTCCCTTGCGTCGGCCAGGGATCGCCCGTGCGATCTGCTCGCCCCGCTCCGTCAGCCACCACCAGGAGCTCTCCGGGGTGTTGCCCATGCCGCGCGCATCGGGCGAACCGGCGCCGTTCACCAGCCCGGCATAGAACAAGTCGTGCATGGTCTTGCCCGACGCGCGCAAATGCGCGCGCGAGCACGACATCAGCCGGCCGCCATGCTGGTCCTGCACGGCGAGCATGGCGCGCAGGATCTCGGCTTCGCGGCGCGTGCGGCCTTGCACCCATTCGGGCAGTTCGGCCTCAGGCAGCGCGGTGACGTTGAAGCCGTACTCCATGCCAGCGTGGCGCGCGAAGCGGACGGGCATGATCCCATTGCTCATCGTGTTCATTGCATTTCCGCTCATGCGGCACCTCTCCCCTGCTGCGCCCGCACCTCGGCCTGGTGCCAGGCGTTGAAGTCCTTGAAGCCCTCGGGCGGCCGCGCCTCGCGCACGCTGCGGCCCTGCTCCATCAGCACGCGCACCGCCTTGATGCGGGCCTGGCGCGCCTGCGGGTTCTCGCCATCGCGATCGAACACCAGCAGCACGTCGTCGCAGGCCTCGGGCAGCACGATGTCGGCGAAATTGCCGATGCTGACCGCGGCCAGCACGCGCATCTGCGGCTCATGCAGCGCGATGGTCAGCGCGTCCTCGATGCCTTCGGCGATGGCGGTCACCTCGCCGGAGACGGCCTCGGCGATCGGCCTGTTGCTGGCGCCGCGCCAGAGCGGGATGAAGCCGCCGCTGAACTGCCCCAGCACTTTCTTCGGCGCGTTGAGCGGCGCCTTTCCCCACACCCCGCGCTGCTGCGCGAGATAGGTCCGGTGCGTCGCCACATGCCTGCCGCGGCGCATGATGGCCGCGACCATGGCGGGCAGCGGCCGCGACACCTCGGCGCACCAGCATGCCGGCACGAAGCGCAGCGCGCGCGGAATGCGCGGGAACTGCGCCAGCGCCAGGCCGCGCCCGGCGAGGTAAAGGCTGGCCGGGTCGGTGCCGTCCAGCGGCGTCCCGGCCAGGTAGAGCGCCAGCGCCTTCTGCCGCTTGCCCTCCGCGTCGCGCTCGACGCGCTGCAGGCTCTCGGGCCGGGGCGCCTGCACGATGCGGAAGTCGGCGCCGCCGGTGTGGAGCCCGAGGAAGCGGCGCGACCAGCGCAGCGCCTCCGCCTTGTCGCCGCCGAAGAGCACCATCGCGACCAGGTCCAGCGCGTCGCCCTGGTGGCGCGGATCGCCGCTGGCGAAGTCCTTCCACACCCCCGCCTTGGGCCCTCGGAGATGCACGCCGAGGCTCTGGCCGGGCTCGCCCGCGACGCTGCCGACGCGCCATTCCAGCCCGTCGCGGCGGCCGGCCGGCAGGATCTCCGCGCACAGTTCCTCGGCTCGCGCGGCGAGCATGGCGGCGATGGTCTTGATGTCCACCAGCGGGGCGCGGCTCATGCGCCGAGCTTCCAGGCGAGGTTGGACTTGCAGGCGGTGCAGACGAAATTGCCGCGGTGGTCGGGCCAGAAGGGCTTGCGGCAGCCGAGGCAGAGGCGGGTGCCGGCGGGCGGCGCGCGCTCTGGCGCCGGCTTGGAATCCTGCCCGGCGCGGGATCGCCGGTTGACGCCGCTCCCGTTCCTGAGCAGGTGCCAGCCGCGATTGGCCACCTGGTCGCGCGTGAAGCGCTGCAGGACCGCGGCGATCTGCGCATAGGTCTGCCCGGCCGCCTTGCCGGCCAGCAGCACCTGATCCTCGGCCGGCGTGAACGGCGAGGCGCCCCGCCGGCGGCGATCCCCTGCCCCGGAGGCGACCTGCCCTTTTTCCCCTCCGCCCCGCTGGGCGAGGTTCTCCGAACGTCCATGGTCTCCGCGCGCAGGGGCGGGCCGGGCGGGCGCGGCGGCCGGCGGGGGGGTGGGGGTCAGGGGGGGTGCCCCCTCCGCCGCGCCAGCGGCGCGCGCGGCGCCAGCGACGCGCCCGGCGCCACGCTGATCCGCAATCACCGGCCGAGCGTGGCGCAACCCCTTGTCCCACCTGGCATTGCGCGGCCGCGTCCAACTGTCCGACGTCCAACTCATGGTGTGCCGCCTCCGCTAACCCCTTGGTCCTGCGCGGTTTCCGCAACGCCCATGCGCGCGGCCATCTCGGGCGAAACGGACAGCACGACCGGCACCATCGGCGCGCTGTCCACCTGCATCGCCACCGGCATCTTGCTGTGCAGGTAGGGCGCCAGGTCCGCCGCCGCCCGGAGCTGGCGGTCGAAGGCTTCGAGCTTCGTGCAGCCGAGCTCCTCGGCCAGGTCAGCGAGCGGGCGCGAATAGGTCTCCGCCAGCACCACCAGCGGCGAGCGGTAGCGGGTGAGCATGTAGCGCTGCCACTCGGCGGTGGAGCGCGCCACGCTGCCCGCCGGCCGGCCATTGGCGATCGGCT